ACCGTGGCGAAGCGCGATCGATCAGCCTGTGAAAGCGAACGTGCGACTTCGATGGGTGGAACGTCCGCTACGGCCAGAAGCCCATCAACGACTGTGTGCATTCGGTCCGCCATGAGATCGCCGCCGACAAGCGAACTGCGGCTCCAGAAGCTTCCTACGGCACGCGCGGCGGCCGTCTCGTCATAGTCGGCCAAGACGCGGGGGACCCAAGCTGCCCCCAAGCCAAGGGCCCACTCAACCCCCGCACTCGCAAGCATCAGCTCCAGCGACGGACCGGGTGTGCCGCGCGACTCCAATTGATCGGCTAGGCGGGCGCCGGGACCAACGGCAAGCAACCCCATTGCACCTGAAGTTGCCAATGCGAAATCGAGGCTAGCCATAGGCGAACGCTTGATCGGACCGGCTAGCATGGGGGCGACTTCGGGGAGCAGCTGGTACAGTGCGCCTCGTAGAGCCGCTTTGAATTCGCTGGGCAAGCGGCCGTACGTCAGAGGATCCTTACGCATATTTGATTCCATCGTCCGCACAGCGAGCTCGCGTGACAATACGAGCGCGCCGGGCAACTGCTCCGCAACGTCGGCCAGCAGACTGATCGGGTATTCCTGTAGCCCGTGAGGCAGCACCAGCCGGACGCGTCCAGTGCCGCACAGCTCCGCTACGTCGCCATCCACCAGGCGATTGGAAGTCAACCAGTCATTTTGTTGCCTAGGCACTACGACGTTAACAACGTCGTAGAGGCACAGCAGTTCGCTTAAGGTGACGTCGCCCTGAGCGCCGCCATCGATGAGGCATGCACTAGCCGGAATCGCGAGCAATGGTTCCGGCTGATTCGCACACCGCCCTTCGACATATCGATGCCACGTCGCCTCATCTTGCTCAAGGCTCGCGCGGAGGGATGCGGGGAATTGTTTCGCCTGCCGCCTTGTGACCAACGTCCCTACTGGGACTGCAGCGGGGGAGTTGTCGAGAACGAAGGCGTCAACGACGATGCCAATCGCCCGGGCCGCATCACGCACTTGTTCAACCTGCTCTCGACTAAGCAGTCCGGGCGATATGAAACAAAAACCAAGATCTTCTCTCCAGTCCAAATTTCCGTCAGTGAGCGTTGCGTCGACCAGACTCAAAAGCTGATTGAGTTGCCCAAGCGGCATGGGCTCGTCGACGCACCACGCCTCATCGACAGGACTGCGGTCGGATGGAATGAAAACACCCTCCGGAACCGTGTCCTTAATTGTCATGAAAAGTGAGACGGGACTGAGCTCGTTTAGCGCATCTTGAATCGCATCAATCGCCTCGCCCTCTGCATCAGTGTGAAGCGAGATGCGACCTCCCGGCGCTAGATAGAGTTTTGAGGCCAGCAGCGCGTCCACATGCTGCGGCAACACGAACAGCGCCTGTCGCCGCGTCCAAACGGCATGTGCACAGCTCACCCGCTCGCGCGGGGAAAGGGAATCAAGATTTGGACCCGACGTCATCTGGATAAACGGGTTGGACGGGAACTGCATCTTAATCGATTAAGATGAGGTATTCCTTGGCACCGGCGCTGCCCCTGCCGCAGCCGTTTCACCGATCCACTGGCCGGAATGACCGTTGAGCATCGCTATGTGGCCGCCATGACGCAGGCGAATCGGATTCGGCTGACCTTTACCGCGCAGCTCGAAGACCACTCGGCGGGCATGGTCGAAGGGGTCGACGGCTCAGGGTACACGGTAGATAAGTTGACGTTCGATGGGCTGATTGCGATGGGCTACCGGCTCCGGGTCGCCGTGTACGGAGTTCGCCTCACAGCGAGGGCATTTGAGACAATTGCAACGGCGTGGCCGAGGGAAGCCCCGCCCCCTCCGGTGCGAGGAAGAATCAACATTGTACCGCCTGGACAATGCCCGTGCCGCTGCTGATTCTGCGAGCGTAGCGAGTAGAAGCGTTGGCGCGGGCGCACTATCGTGCGCGTTGGTGAGCGACCAATGGGCACGTTCCCCGAGTCCAAATCCCGCCTGCCAAGTCCCCAGTGTGACACGTCGCATTTTTTTGGAAAAGTCACTCGATGGGGGTTAAGCCCATCCAAACGAGATGGGGGAGGGAGGCGCACCATGAGGCAAGTTAACCGGGTTCCCATTAGTGGGCGATTTGAAGTTGCCGACGGCACAATCACGTACTTAGGCGAACCATCGAAGACGGCCGTGCTAGGGGATTCCACAATCGGAGTCATTCGATCTGACATTGAGTTCGAAAAGGGCGTAATCGAATTCGAATGCCAATTGACAGATCCCGAGGCGAAGGCCCAGATGATAATTCCTGGAGTGTCAGGGGTTGATCTTTTCGTTGGCATTAATTTGCTGGGAGCACCCTACGGTTTCGCGGCCTTTCGTGAAAATTCGCCTTGGGAACCCAAGGGCGGGGCGGGGTACGGCGCACCGCTGCCGGTTGAGCAGTGGATCCGGCTGAAGGTTGCCAATCGACGGCGCCAGCGTTTCTCTCTACGTCAACGATGTGAATGTTGCTTCCACAACGCACCAGACTATCAGGGGCAGCTTGGCCTGTTTTTTTCTGGGAATACGCAGACCCAAGTTCGCAGCATCCGCGTCAAGACTGAACAACCAATCTGCTTCGTGGTTATGCAATTTACGGAAGAGTTCGACGCACTGTATCGAGAGGTAATCAAGCCCTGCTGTGAGCGCTTTGACTACAGGGTGATCCGTGCGGATGAGTTTCATGCATCCAACATTGTCATTGATGACATTACACGATCCCTGAGAGAGCGCGCTTGTGATCGCGGACATCACTCCTGACAACCCAAACGTCTTCTATGAGGTTGGATACGCACATGCAATGGAAACACCGACCATCCTATTGAAGGATCGCAGCGGCGGCCGCACCATCGCCGGAAAGTCAGGGGTCGAAGCAGCGTTAGAGCGCCACCTCAGCGCACTTGGTGATAGATGGAAGTCTGCGAGCAAAAAGCAATAGCGGCGTACAAGGTAGCGAGAATTTAGCCATGGAGTGCAGTGGCACTACTATTCATCATGTCGATTTCAGTGGCGCACAGCCAACAGGTGAATAAATGCGCCACCAAGACCGGAACCGAGTATCGATCCGGGCCATGCAATGGCGGCAGTGCGACCAAGACGTGGTCCGCACAGGCTGCCCCAAGAATGCCTGAGGTGGCCGCCAATGAGCGTCGCCTGGATCAGATCCGCCTGGAATCTGCAGCCAGGGCCCGACGAGCTCGCACGGCACCGGCTTCTCGTGGCACCGCAATCCAGTTTTCCCAACACAAGGCCCCCGACCGCAGGCGTACCTTCGCACTTGGCCGCAAAATGCATGACTTGGTCCATGAATCGTGCAATTGACCGAGGTCCTAGGGGCGGCGCCCCAATGGAAACGTCTCACATGCACTGACGAGGCCTCGGCCCACGGCTCATGTAGACAACATTTGACGCTGCGACGCAGGAACAGGGGTCGCCGTCGCCGAGTCGCCTCAAATCCCCACAACCAGCTATATGACGACGCCCACGATTCCCTCAAAGCTCTAGATCTCGGGATGCGCCACAGCTTTAACAGGGATCATTGGGGCGATCTCGCTACCCCCCCGTCTATGCGCTGGAAGCGACGCCCTTGGATGCAGCGCTCATCGTTGCCCAGAGGACGGGGCGCGGGCCTAGCTTCGGCTTGATCTATCCATATGGCTCGCCTAGCCTCGGCAAGCTCCGTTGCTGATTCCTCCCGCAGCTTGCGCTCCCATTCTGCTCGCTGCCGGTCAAGTTGGGCCTGCTCTTCAGGAGTTGCCGGACGCATTAGCTCCCGGGTCATTGCTGCAGCTTGGCGCCGGGCATTCCATTCGATCAGGCCCATTGCAACGACTACAAGCAGCGCAGCGCTTACGCCGATGTAGAGCCAGGGCGACGTCGGTTCGCGTTGTCGAGCTGGCCGGTTGCGGTCGCCCCGGAATCGGACCTCCTGGAGATCCGGGGCACTGAAGGTTGGTTCGTGTCGATCGCGGTCCATACGATTCCCCAGCGTCAGCGTGGCATCCATTCTATGGTGATACCCAAATGACGAGCTAGAATCGGCCGAAATCGACCGCCAGAGGACGGCGCAATGAACGACCTATCCATGATTCTCGGGGCAATGGGGGCAGGGCTGGAAGCCATCATCGGCAGCCCGCTGGTACAGACAATTGCAGGCGGCTTGATCGGTGCGGTTGCGGCTACCAAGGCTGTCGATCGCCAGATATCTGCTGACAGGGACGCCGAAGGGAAGTCGGACGAAGCAGCTATTGCTCGGCTGAAACTGGGCCTTCGCGTAGAAATGGAGGCGATACTGAAGATGGCGGAGCAATCGCTAGGCCCGGCAATTGCCGAATGGAAGGCAGCGGGTGGGCGCGGGGGTTTTGGGTCTGTTTTTCCCCTTCAAAGCGATTACTTCACATTGTTTGCAAAGAATGCGGACCAATTGGGCTTGGTTGATGAGCGTACGGCGGCTCTCGTTATCCAGGGATACATTGACCTCAAGGGTTCGGTGGACAGTTTTCTCTACAACAACCGTCTTCTTGAGGAGTTCGAACAGGCTCGGCTTAAGTTGGGGGCGTCGACGAATAGCTCTTGGGTAGTTGAGCATATAGAGAGCATCGAAGAACAATTGCGCAGGTATGGTCCGCCGTTAATCCAAAATTACGATCAAGCCGTAGCGTCCGTAAGCGCCGCGCTGACGCACCTTAAGAGTGATGGGGTGTAGGTGCAGCGCCCCATACCTGCAGGTGGCTCGGCGTCAGGGTCAGCTATCGCTACCGCCGACCGCTGTTTGCGCCGACTCACCACGTCCCGCAGATTAACAACAGTGGCAGGACGATCCCGCGCCACTCCGGGGAGATTGCCACCACGCTTGGAACTGTCGATCGACGGCGCCGGGCGTGCAGCTTCCATCATCCGGCGCCATTCTTGCGCTTGGCAGGCGGTGAGCGACAGCCCGGCCAGATCTTCTGAAAGCAGCTCGCGGCCTTCGGGTGTGATCAGGCGATCACCAAGGAAAGAAAAACCGGCCCAAGGGCCGGTCAAGTCGATGCAGTGGAGCGGGTCGAACTCAATCATGCCGCGATCTCATCCTTGGCCGGGAACTGAGGACGCAGGCAAGAGCCGAGCCAGAGGCCCAGCCATTGCCACGCTGAGCCGACAAAGGCCCAGATTTGGCGGATATTCGATTTCGCATAATGTATACACCGTGAGCGTTATCGAAGCCCGCAACGGCGGCCTGAGCCTTGTGGGGCAGGGCAAAGCCAACAGCCAGGCACAAGGCCATCGCGGTCGCCGCTAAGCGCTTCCAGAAAGTGCGCTCCGGCGAAGTAAGCGCCGCACGCTTCATGATCTCAATGGCCTGTTTTTCAGGCTCCGGATGCCCTTGGATACGAAGCGCATCCGCCACTACCCATACCTGCGGCACGCGCCTGCCCATGCGGTAGTGACCGATTGCGCCATCCGTAATTCCGAGCAGCGGCGCCAGTTTTGAATAGCTCTCGACCTTGGCCGCTACGCGGGTTCGCTCAAAGAAGTCATTCCAGTCCATAGCCGCCTCGGGTTGGTGTACGGGTGTAGCCTACAGGTGTTGACGCCTACGGATGTAGGCGCGTATAAAGCCCCCATCGCCTACGGATGTAGGCGATCCCGCCACCGGCACCCCAAGGCCGCTGGCGGGTTCTCTTGGGGCTTGGGGCAGGGGATAGGGATGATCGATCCGCTCATTACCTTCGTGCTGCTGGCGGCCATCGTGGCCGTGTCCATTGGCGGCGCTCGCATCGTTTCGTGGCTGCTCGACCGGCGTGACTACACCGCCTCGCAGCAGTCCCGCGAAGCCCAGGTCATCGCATTCGCACAGGCTGAGATTGCCGCCACCAAGCGTGGCGATCTTCTGGCCGCCGCCCGGATCGCGGAACAGCAGGAGGCCCGCCGTGCGTAAGTTCGATTGGTGCGTGGTTCCCTTCGTCATTTTCATGATCTGCGGGGCGGGGCTTGGATTCTGGATCGGCACCGCGTTCGCAGCTGACTGGAATGCGGTCATGGCTGAGCGCGGCGAAATTCGCAACGCCTGCATCGCCGGTAACGACCGTGCTTGTCGCATGTACGAGGTCGAATATGGCCGTTGATCAGGTCTGCGAGTTCCTCCGCGATCCGCTTGTTGTCGCCGTGCTGGGCGGCGTGCTGCTTACCGGCCTCTATTGGTCGCTGGTGTTCGCCCTGCGCTGCAAGGGTGGTCGCAATGGCCGGTGATCACGCGGCGCCGGCCGGGTCGGGACTCCCCTCGTCTAACAGGGGAGTCAGTGAATTCAGGAACGCCGATGGAACCCTGACGGTCGGCATTGACTGGTTTTCCGCTTCCATCGATCTGCGCGCAGCGCTGGACGAACTCGCGTTCCGTGATGGCGACAGCTTCGAAGAGGTCCGGCAGTGGATCGAGTTCTCCCCGGAGAACGCACGCATCACGGCCCTGCAGGTGTTCTGCTGGTTCTTCGCCGGGCTTGGCCTTGAACTGGATGAGGCGGTGGGCGGCGGTCGCTTCTACACGTGGCGAGTCAAGATCGTCGACGCGGCGAAGAAGTTCGTCGGCATGATCGAACTGGGCGGCGAAGAGTGCCGTCGCGCAGATGGGACGTATACCGCCCGCATCGAGCTAACTGGTGATGGATGCAAGGCGATAGGCGCAGCGCGCTGCGGCCATGCGCAGCGGTGGCTGGAGCTTCGAGCGAAGCTCGAAAGCTGCGCCGGAAGGATCACCCGTGTTGACGTCTGTGCCGATGACCTGGTGGGCGAATACCCATTGCGCCTCGCGCAGAAGTGGTACGAGGACGGCGAGTTCAACAATCGCGGTCAGCGCCCCAAAGCACAGCTGGTGGACGACTACGACAGCGGTGACGGCAAGACGTTCTATGTCGGCGGCAAGCAGCTGCGCGTCTACGAGAAGGGCAGGGAGCAGGGCGACAAGCGTTCGCCGTGGGTGCGCTATGAGGCGCAGTTCCGCAACTCCAACCGCAAGGAACTGCCGCTCGACATTCTGCGTGATCCGGCTTCCTACCTGCTGGGTGCCTACCCGGTCCTGTCCTTTCTGCGGTGCGTCGCCACGCGCATCGAAATCACCAAAGCCGCCGTCGAGGCGACGTGGAAGAGCGTTCGTCGCCACATCCGCCGCCAGTACGGCGCGGCCCTCAATTTCATCGCCAAGAACTGCCCGGACGATCAGTCCCTGCGGTCGGTAATCGAATCCTGCACTTCGCCATCGCTGCCGAAGTGGGTCACAGGCGACACAGCAGCGCACTGGCCCGAAATCGCGGCCGTACAGCAAACCTCTAAGGGGTAACGAAATGATCCAGAACGTCATCAAGGTCACCGTCCTGTCGTCCAGCGTTGATGAGCGCGGTGGCAGCTTCAAGAACGACGCAGGCGAGAGCGTGGAGTACACCACCCGCAAGCAGAAAGCCAAGCTGGAAACGGCCGGTTTCGCCTATCCGTTTGATGTGCGCCTGGACAAGGGCCAGCAGCCGTTCGCCGAGGGCGAATACGAACTGGACGTTGCCACCATGGCGCAGGTCAACAAGGGCGTGCTGTCGCTGAGCAAGTTCACCGCACTGCGCCCGCTGCCGAAAACTGCGCCGCGCGTAGCCGGGCAGGCCTAAGTCATGAGCCTCTGCGTTGCTTTAGGGGAAAACGGAACGCTGATCCCAACCGGTCAGCCCGTCGATCAGTGCACGGGGTATGTGCTGATGAGCAGCGCAGAGGCTTCCTCCGTCGCCATGTTCGCCGAGGCGTTCAAGGTGCCGGACAAAGACGTACTCGCGGGATGGGCGTCGGGGCCGTTCATTCTGATCATGACCTTGTATTTGGCTGCGCACATTGGTGGCCGTGTTGCAGCTTTGTTCGACAAATCGTAGGCCGCCATCAACTCAATCAATGAAAGGGGATTTACATGGATTTCGAATCGATTCTGACCGGCCTGTCGGTCGCTGCCGCGCTGACCGCAATCGGTGGTGGTCTGGCCCTGATCGCCGTGGTCGGCTTCTCCCTGTGGGGCGGCCGCAAGGTGGCGGGTCTGTTCGGTAAGTCGTAAGCCGGACAGTAGTGGGGCAGGGGAGGCAATG